GGTTATCTGAATCGGCTGGAAGGCAAGTCTGTAGCGGGAACAAGGTGATATGCCCTCCTTAAAAACGCTGCGTTAAGTGGGTTCGATCCCCACCCGATTCATTGGTTTAAGTTTGATGGATTCTAAGTGCAAGGAATAAAGCATGGAAAAGAATGGGAATTTGATTCTGACACGGCAAGTCAATCAGCAGATTGTTATTGCCGACGGTGAGATTGTCTTGACGGTGAAACGTATTCAAGGCAATCGTGTCACGATCGGCATCTCTGCGGCTAAGGATCTAAAGATCATGCGGGGGGAGATAGCGAACAGGAAGGATGTGGCAGCATGAGCAACAGGATGTGGGTGGATGTCACTTGGATGTTGCGCTGGATGATTCGCTCTGATCTCGATTGCGTAATGGCGATCGAGAAGGATGTATTCGATTACCCTTGGAGCCGCGAGGAGTTCCGCATTGCACTGCGGCAAGGAAACTGCGCTTCGATGGTGGCAGAACGGAACGGAGAAGTCGTAGGCTATATGGTCTACGAACTGTATCGAGACAGAATCGAATTAATAAACTTTGCAGTACGGCCTCGGTCGCAACGGCTCGGCGTTGGTGCTGCTTTGATCGAACGATTGAAGTCGAAACTAGACCCGCAGAAACGGAGCAAGATCGTATGCGAACTACGTGAAAGGAACCTTGATGGTCAGCTATTTTTTCGACAGGCTGGTTTCATTTGTGTCTCGATTCTTCACGGTTGGTATGCAGTCGAAGAAGAGTCAGTTGCGTATCGAATGGAGTTCAATACAGGAGGAATTCGAAATGGCTAACTTGTACGTTAAGGTGAAGATAACTTGGTTTTTTCAAACGTCGCCAGCTTCTTTTTCGTTCTACTCCGATCCGAATTGCGATGCATTTACGAGCGGCAGATTCGACGATTCGAGAACGCATTACGCAGTGGTTGAGATCGTCGGTAACGAAGCGTTGACTCTATCGCGACTCAAGGCGGATCTGGCGGAAACGTTTCGGCATCGAGCTGTCGTCTGGGATGTCAAGCCGATCCGGAAGTATGAGTATTTGGAGGGCATCGAAAGGCTGAAGGAAGAGGAGTGCAGGGCGTGACAGGACCGAAAGACGAGCAAAAGAAAACCGGCTACGGTCCGAAAGGTGGCAATAAAGATCCGAGAATTCGTGAGGCTAGAAGTTTACGAAGTCGAGGCAAGACGGACGCTGACCTGCTAGCACTAGGCTATACACGCAACGAGATAGCCAGATCGTTTATTCCGAACTCCGTATCGAAACACGCACGGTGCAGAGTATGCGGTTGCAAAGCGATACTCAACGAAGATCGTGTTTGTATGGGTTGCGAGCTTGTAGCGAAGATAAAACGTGAAGGAGTGCAAGAGCCTGAAGTTTACGTACCAGTTAAGAAAGGAAGACCTCCAATCGTGAGGCCGGTAAATATGGATCATCCCGCAATTATCAGGAGCAAGAATTGAATGCCGAAGAATTATGAAGCGATTGGAAAGTTGGTGACCTACATCAACAACGGATACAGCGAAACGGATTGTCTAGCAATGGGCTACAACCAAACGGACGTCGATGCTGCTATCGAGAGGATCATCATGCACGGCAACGGCGGAATAACGTATCGCTGTAAAGAGTGTGGCTGCAAAGCGACACGAGTCAATCAACGCAGGATGTGCAAGGCTTGCGAGATGAAGGTGAAGGTGCTTGCGTGAAGCTTGACTTTGACTACAGATCAATCGATTCTTATTGGAAGTTTCTTCAGGTTCGAAAGTGTCCGATTTACAAGTTTCGCGGTGCTTTCGCGCACGTGCCAGACGAGTACGCAACAAACCTGGGAGTGGAGCGGCATGTAGAACAATGCGAGTACCATCCGATTTCAATGTTGTACGACTACCAAAAAGATGTGTCGAGGATTGCAATTCAAAAGCGAAAGTATGCGATCTTTGCAGATTGTGGACTTGGAAAGACTTTGATGATTCTTGAGTTTGCGAACCACTGTGCTCGCGTCACTGGTCGCAAGGTGCTGATTGTGTCTCCGCTTATGGTGTGTAGCCAAACAATTGAAGAGGCAAAGCGATGGTATGGTGAGTCTATGTCGATCGGCAGGTTAAAAGCGGCAAGCCTAGCTGATTGGATTACTAGCGATGAAGGAGTTCAGATCGGAGTTACGAACTACGAAGCGATCAGAGGTGACTTGCCTCGCGGAAACATTGCTGGTTTGATCCTAGATGAATCATCTATGCTAAAAAGCCATTATGGTGCATGGGGCACTCGACTGATTGAAATGGGGCGGGGTTTGGAATGGAAGTTATGCGCTACAGGAACGCCAGCACCCAACGATCGGATCGAGTACGCGAATCATGCTGTGTTTCTAGATCGAGCAAAAACAGTTAATGAGTTTCTTGCGACATACTTTATTAATCGCGGTGAGACGCAAAACAGATGGGAACTGAAGCCGCATGCGCTGAAGCCGTTCTATAGGAACCTCGCTGATTGGTGCATATTTTTGACGAATCCAGCAACATACGGATGGAAGGACAACGTTGGAGTTACTCCTCCGATTCACCTACACATCGATCACATCGAACTCACAGACGAACAAAGAACGGCAGCACAAACGCTGACCGGCAAGCTGCTCACTACGAACATTGGCGGCATTTCTGAACGTGGCAAGCTATCGCAGATCGCAAAAGGAAAGGGCGGTATGGCAACACTTAAGCCTGCGTTTATTCGAGCGTTGGTAGATAGTTGGCCAGACGAATCGACAATCATTTGGTGTCACTACAACGAAGAACAGCAAGCGATGGAAAAAACATTTCCTGAAGCTGTGTCGGTTAGTGGCGACACTCCTGAGAACGTACGCCAACAGATGATCGACGATTTCAAATCCGGCGCAGTCAAAGTGCTGATAACGAAACCAAAGATCCTCGGATTTGGAATCAATCTGCAAGTTTGCACGCGGCAGATATTCAGCGGGCTTAAGGACTCCTATGAAGAGTTCTATCAAGCGGTAAAGCGATCAAATCGCATTGGTTCCACGAAGCCTCTCAATGTGCATATTCCAGTGACTGAGCTAGAGGTTCCATTTGTGGAGAACGTTTTACACAAAGCTGATCGCGTTGAGTCGGACACAAAACAACAAGAAGAATTATTTAAGGAGATAGGTCATGCATGTATTTCACGACGATGAACAATACCACATCCACCACGGAGATTGCGTTCCGCACATGCTGAACGTTATGCCGGAGTCCTCGATAGACTTTGCTGTATTCTCTCCACCGTTCCCAGCTTTGTATGCCTACTCGGATGACATCGGAGACATTGGGAACGTCGATACGATGGGCGACGAAGCAAAGGTGCATCTGTCTTTTTTCTTCGCTGGATTGAATCGTGTATTGAAGCCAGGACGAGCAGCAGTGGTTCACGTTATGCAAATACCGCGAATGAAGCGTTCCGGTGGAGTTGGGCTTTGCGACTTTCGCGGGTTGAATGTTCGTATCGGAGAAAGGGCTGGGTTGGTTTATGAATACGATTGGAGTGTTCGTAAGAATCCACAGGCACAAGCGATTCGAACACGAAGCAGAGAGTTGCAGTTTGCAGGTCTCGAAAGCGATCGAGCTGCGCAACGTGGAACGCTACAAGACTATTTGATTAAGTTTCGCAAGCCAGGGGAAAACGCAGTCAAGATCGACAGTAAGAATCAAGTTAGCCGAAACGATTGGATTGACTGGGCAGAAGGATGTTGGAGTGACATTTCAGAGACTGACACGCTTAACACTTCGGAAGCAAAGAGCGAAGATGACACGCGGCATATTTGCCCATTGCAATTGGAAGTCATTCGACGTTGCGTGTTGCTTTACACAAATCCAGGAGACATTGTATTCAGTCCTTTTGCTGGCATCGGAAGCGAGGGGTACGTATCTCTTGGTGGCAAGTCTCCAAAGACAAAAAAAGCAATTGCGGAACCTCGCAGATTCTATGGTTGCGAACTCAAGCCGGAATATCACAAGCAAGCGTTGAAGAACATGAAAAAAGCACTTGGAGAAAGAACCAAATCGCAAGAGATGATGCTGTTTACATGATCTCCGACGAACGCATTGAGGCAATAGAGCAAGCCGCAAGGCTATACGGTCCAGCAAATTGCTGGACAGGAACGAGCGGCACATTGGCCGCAATGATTATGGAGTTACTCAAAGAGAGGAAACAAATGAACAGACAAGCAAGACTAGAAGGATCGACGCGTTGGACGAACTATGGAGCTTCGTCGTTTTTTTACGCGATCAAAGAGGAGGCAATACGTGCTTCGAAACGCAACAGCCTGTGTGAAGCTACATGGGTGATTGAATGCAGGGACGAAACGGAACCAGAAACAATCGATACGTTTGAAGTTCAAACGTCGATCCACGCTGAAGTTTTGAATCCACGAAAGGGTGATGTATGAATTTGATAGTACCGGAAAATCTAGACCTGTCGAAGCTGGAAGTAGCCAGCGTCGATCTGAGTCAACAGTATTGGACACCGGAAAAAGTCGGTGAGAAGAGACGCATGTTTTTCAGTTGCGTCCAGGAACGTATCGTTCTGGATCAGAAGACGGGTGAGGATATCTTGCTTCCTTGTGCGGTGTTTGTCGAGCCGATCGATGGCGAGGTGAGAACAGTAGTCAACGGTTCAAAGCGGTTGGTTGCGGTGTTTGAGAACAACGAGATTGCACCGAATACTCCTGTGCAGATAACGTACAAGGGGAAGAAGAAGAATCGGACGAACGGCAATATGTCTGATGACTGGTCTGTGGTGACTTTGAAATAAGGAGGTGAAGAATGATTGATTTAGAATCAATGAAGGAAGACGTTGCTATCGTTGATCGAGACGAAGCAGCTCGCGAAGAATGGTTAATGAAACGTGCTGGCAAGATTACTTGTAGTCGCTTCGGTGATCTCATGGGAGAAGGCAGGGAGAAGGGTGCGGCGTTCACCCAGACGGGTTACAACTACCTTCGTTTGCTGGTAGCTGAGTCGCTTGGTTCGTGGTATTCGATTTCGGCTAGTGCGACGAAGTGGGGTACAGAAAACGAACCGTTAGCGATCGACGAATACCGTGCGAGAACTGGCCATGAAGTCGATTCAAGACCGTTCCAGTACTTTCACTACAACGCTTGGATTGGTGGAACTCCTGATGGGTTAGTCGGTGAAGACGGGTGTATTGAAGTCAAATGTCCCTACGATCCAAGCGTGCACATCAAGACGCTACTTGGCCGAGAAGTGCCAAAGGAATACGACTGGCAGACGGTGGGGCATCTGTTAGTGACTGGCCGCAAGTGGTGCGACTTTGTTAGCTATGATCCTAGGATGCAAGCACCGCAAAACTTAGTCGTGATTCGTGTCGAACGGAGCGAGCCGAGGATTGAGTTTTTGAAGTCTAGATTAATGCTGGCTATAACCGTGCTGGATGAGATGTTCGTTGCAGCCACGAAACAAGCCGAGGGCGTCGGAGCGTCTTGAAACGGGACGCGAAACGCTGGTGAGCACTAGAGCCGCAGGTCTTCATTGCCGCAATCGGTGCAGCAGGGAGGCTGTATCTCAGAGGAAGAGCCGTCCCTGCAATGGAGCGTGATTGGATCTCGGCACATAGAGGGCTGCAAGCTCCGTTGCCGATTGGGTTCGATTCCCAACCGCTCGCTTGGTACGAACACCCAGGATAACCCAGTGCGAGGAGGAAAGTAACAATGGCAGAAGGCACTAACGAGCACTTGGGTTTATCCGATTGTTCGTCGGCTTTTACCTACGATGAGGTCATGGCATTGATTCGTCGAAAGCAAAAGTTTTTCGAGGACAG